AAAAGTATATTCAGGAAATAAAGTTGAATTTAAACATAAATACCTAATCATTCTTTTAACAAAACCCTGCGCAATTAAAAGTTCTTTTTGAATAAGAAAATCAACATCGTTTTTATTTACACTTTCGCTGTTTTCTGCGGTGTGTTTAAATATTCCTTTGTTAGCAATTTGAAACGCTCCAAACGGCAAGTATTCAACCATTGCGTAATGAATCAAAATTGGTTTGCAATACTTGTTAACTAAGTGTTCGTATTGGTCGGTTAAATCTTCGTTTTCAATTTTCGTTTGTAACGCTTCCAATAATTCGCTTCCTAAATATTCTTCAAGTCGAAGCGATTGAGCGATTGAAATATATTGTATAAATTTGTCCACGTCCATATTTCCACTCATCGTGGTGAACTTTGTTACATCGTCTGATGATATTAATAAAACTATTGGCATCTTTTAATTATTTAGGTAAAAATCCACGATTAGGCATATCAATAGGTCTTTGAGAAACTAATTCAGGGTTCTTAATTATGTAACCTAATTTTTCAGCTTTACGAACGGCAACTTGTTTAGCATTTGGTGAATTAACATCAATTCCACCTCCACTAAATGAAGCGTAAACTTGTTTATTCCATCTATGGTGGCAATTACCACCGCCTTTATATAAAAATCTATCAAAGGTTAACGCGCCACGTGGTCCCCAACCAATTCTGCGCCCTTCGCTATTTGTATAAGCATCGCCTAAATAAGTTAAACTCATTGTTTCAATATCTTCTTTTCTGTAAATTTTATTAAATCGTTTCATTGAACGGCAAAAGGAACGGCTGTTTGCTTTATCTTCTCCTGCATAAACGTAACGTGTAATAAATTTAATTCCGTCTATTGTTTCGTCTTGCTCACTTTTTGAATTTGGAAAAGCAACTCCCGTTGAAACTAAGTTAATTATTTGCTTTAAAACGCTTAATTCAACTTTTGGTTCTTTGCTTAGTAGCTCATTTTCTTTTTCGTCAGTATTGTAATCAACCTCAAATTCATCAATTAGCAACCAATTAGGATTTACGTTTTCACCAAAAGAACTTAAATCAACTTGTTCGCTTAATTCCGTTCCCGTTTCTTCGGCTACTTGTTCTGCTGTTTGTGCATTTTCTAAGTCCACAAACTCCAAAGGTTGTAACGTTTTAAAATATAATTTTAAACTAACTTTGTTAAAGCTTAACATCGTATCAAAAGCTTCGATTAAACGGTCTTGAATAGGTCGAATAACCATATTATCAAATAATACTGTTGCCGTCTTTAATTCATCTGCGTTTGAGCTAAAACCGCTACTTTTTGCAACTCCGAAAATTAAACCACTTACAACCTTATGCGCTAATAAAATCTTTTCAGTACATTCAGTTGAAAGGTATTGATAATGTTCTGGCGCATCGTTCAAAGGTATATCAGTAACCTCCGTTTGTAGTTCCTTAGAACCGCTAAATGAAACAATTACTTTTTTCCCCTGCGCACCTGTTAATTTTTGTTGTATTTGATTACTTCGTGTTCTCTGTTGTTCTTCGGTAAATTCTCCGATTATATTTACAACCTTAGTTCCGCTAAAACCGTTTTGCGTGTCGTTGATTAAATAGTTTTGTATTTCTTCTTCGAGTAGTGCATAACCAATACCACCAATATAAGACGGCATTGCAAAATACTTCATTCCGACCATATAAGGACGTATATAAAGTATTTCGATTTTTTCTTTTGACGTTCCGTAAGCAGGAATTAATTTTGGTACAAACTCGCGTGTATTTTCCCAATTATCTGAATAAAAATAGTTATTGATATTTCCGTCCGTATCGCATTTTTGAGGTGCTAATAAATTAACTGCAATATGAAAACCCTTAACGATTGAATCGTGTTTGTCATTATAGTGAACTTGAATAGCGCACTGCCCAAACATATAGAAATCAGTTGCTATTTGTCGAACATCGTTTTTAGATAACATAGCCATTAATTGAGCGTACTCATTTGGCTTTTTTGAAGCGTCTAAGGCACTCAATCCACGTCCATAAACTAAGTGTGTTATTGCGTTAATAACGGCGTTGTTCGTTGTTGAATTTCTATAGCGGTCTATGATATATTGAAAGTACGAATTGTTTTCTCCAAATGTTACCCAGTCTTTTTGTTTAGACTCGATAATTTTCGGCGCTTCGTATTCCGCTAGATTAAGAACGAAAGTATTATTATTATTACTCATAATGTTATAAACGTATTTTGTGTAACTCTTTGCGTAAATCTGTTATCAGTTCCATCGGTGCAATAAAGTTTATCGTAACAAATTAAAGTATCTTCAAACTTCGCTTCTATTTTATAAAATCTATTATTTACTAAATTCAAATCAATTGTAATTTCGTAATAATAACCTTTGTCGACCGTTGTAAATTCAGTATAAATTTTAGGAACGTTTTCCGCTTCGTCAGTCAACACAATTTCATCAATTCCGCTAATTAGCATTAATCGTAAAATCTGCGGTTGTGTTACTGTTACTATTTGCATACTTATATAATTAAAAGTTTCTATTTTGTTTTAAAATGAAAAAAGGGAGCCGTTAAACTCCCTTTCTAAAACCAATAAAAAGTAATATTAATCTGTAACCACTGTTGCATCGTCAAGTAAAGCAACCAACCCCGCTTCAGTTGTACAATTCAAGAAGTTTGCAGGGATACGCTCGTTCGCTGTTAAAGTGATATTATAACCACTCATATCGCCCATTTGCGCACCCGTAACGATAGAACCTGCCGTCATTGTAGCTCCGTATTCAATTCCCATAAAAAAGAATTGGTCCATTCTATTTTTAACGATTACGCTAGGTCTTCCGTATGCAATCAACTTAAAGTTTTTATGCATCGTTGGTGTTAATTGTTTCAATTGAACCGTTAACGCTTGTGCCACGAAATTCGTTCCGTTATCCGAACTTGGCGTTTGCGTTTGATCAAATGAATTAACTCCACGTAATTCATATTTAAAAATTTCTGTAATTCCCGTAATTGCGGTAATCGTGTCATCTGCTAACGTTACATCTGTTGGGTAAACATACGTTCCACGATTAACGAAATAGATAGCATCAATTCCACCTACTGAATCGTAACAAGACTCGTTGCGACCATTTAAAACTAAACAACTCATATTTTTTGTATTAAAAAAGGGCGGTGTTTATTGCACCACCCTTTTGATTTATAATTAAATTAATTTCTTAGTCAATTGCTGTTGTTGACAAATACCATACAATCTCGTTAGAGTTAGCATATTGAACTCCTGCTGTATAAACCATTCTGAAACGAACAAAACCGCTCAAATCAACTTCGTCCATATCTTTAATACGGATTTCGTTATGGTCTGAAAGTAAACCAGTACCGAAATTCAAGTTTTTACGTTCGTAAGCAACGAAAGTATTATCTGCTAAACCTCCGATTATTTCCAAAGTGTAACGACCGTATTTCAATTGATAATCGTTAGAACCTAAACCGTTTGCAATTCCCGCAGAAACCAAAGCTTGCGTATATGCCAAAGCAACGTTATCAGAAACTCCGATTACTAAATTCGGGCTTTTTCTAACTGCAACAGGAATAGCATTTAATACTTTCTCGATTTCTTCAATAACGTTATTTTTATCAATAGCCGCTTCTAAAGGAACAATTCCGTTGTTTGCTTTAATTACGTCTGCGTCGTCGTCAAATAAAGGTGTGAAACCTCCAAAGTGTCCGTTTGCTGAACCGTCACCGTTCCAGATATCGCTTTCAGTTACTTCTGAAACGTCTCCTAAAACTTCTGCAATTAATGCTGTTTCAATATCTTTCGGCATCACGTCGTTATGCGCTGAAAATCCCATTGAAGCACTTGACCACGTTTGTCTTAATTTTTCTTTACAGATTTCAAGTGGTAAATCCAATTTTTTTGGAGTCAACAATTTTTCAGAAAGAGTAACCGTTCCAACAGGTGCAAAACCACAAGCGTAATTTTTCAATCCGTTAGTAAATTCGATTTTTCTAATTGAAATTTGAAAATCCACGTTAGGAATAACATTTATTAATCCTCTTTTGATAGTATCACTTTCTTTGAAAGCTTTACCGATAATTTCGCCCGCTACTTGACCTGCGTAGTTTGACGATACATTTAATGTTGTAGCCATTTTTTTATTTTATTATTTAATTAAATTATTTAATTCGTTTGTAATTCTTGTTTTTGAATCCGTTTTCGACAAATCAATTTGTGTTTTGTTTTGTGTTTCAGGATTAAACGTAATTGGTTTAATTTGCGTTTCTGAAAGTTTAACTTCCAATTCAGCAACCTTAGTTTTCAATTCGTTATTTTCAGTTTGTAAGTTTTCAAAATCAACCGCTGAAAAGTGCATTTCCTTAGTCGACGTTTCAATTACTTTTTTCGCTGTTGGTGTTGGTTCTGTAGACGCTTCAACAGGAACTTCAGGTGCAACTTGTTCTGTGGGTGCAACTTCTTCTTCAACTTCCATTTCTTTAACTTCGGAAATTATTCCCTCCATTGTAACGATTAACATACGACCGTCTTCCAATTCATATTCGCCAACTGGCAAAGGAATCATTTGCTCGTCAGTTGTAACAATCATTACTTCCATTTCAGGCTCAAAAGAATCCGCTTGAATAACTGTAATACCGTCCGCTAATTTCATTTGCTCTAATTTTACTTCCATTCCTAAAAGTACTTTGAGCTTGTTTAAAATTGTTTTTTCTTTCATATTTAGATAATTAATAATTTGTTTTTTGTTGTGTTTTTTGTTCTTGAAATTATTTTATATTTGTTTTAATAATTGCTTAATTTGTTCTAATAAATCCAATTCCGAAAGCTTCGTATTATCGCTAAATTTACCCTCGATTGAAAACCCTTTAATCGCACCACTTTTCACTTGCTCCCAAACATCGTCGTTGTTAACTTTCATCATTGTAACCCACGTTCCTTTTGGATAATCAAAACCATACAAAGCGCTTTTATCAACCTTTGAATCTTCTACAATCCAACTTTCAACAACTGACATATCGTCAAGTTTTTTAGCGTGCTGTAACGTTACGTTGTTTTGTTTTGAGCGCATTAAAAACAATTCACTTGAAACCTTAATTGTTTCAGCTGAAAATTTAATATAGTAAGGGTTGTTTTTTGCATCGACTCTTAATATTTCCTTTTCAGGAACTAAAACCGCACCGATTAAAATTCGCTTATCTTCGTCGATAGTTTTCAACTCGATTTCGTGTTCTGAAAGTGCAATAAAATTTTCTTCAATTGCAGGTTTAGTAACAACTGAAATCGCAAAAACTTCGTCTTCCAAATCGTTAATAAGCATTTCAATTACTTTTCTTTCCATAATCTTATAATTAAAAAGTTGTTTTTTGTAGTGTATTTCGTTCTAAACTCAAAGCCGTTGATACTTCGCCAGTTGTAATGTATGCTTTTACAGGTTGCTGTTGTATTCCTGCTAATTGATTAATTCCACTATTTCCGACAACGTTAAAAGAGGGATTAAAGCCCCCGCCACCGCCACCGCCGTCGTTACCAACGCTCCCACTAGGTGCGCCACCACCACCCAAAGCACTTAATGCCTTTGCTGTTGCTGCAACGTTAGCCGCTATTCCAAAACCCGTTGAAATATTATTCAAAGCTATAATTGGCGCCGCACTTCCGGGAAGTAAAATGTTAGCGGGTGAAGCCAAAGCACCTGCGTTCGCAACTTTATTAGAAATTATCATTTTAGCGATACCAATAGCACTTTCAGCAATAACCGCCGCTTTCTGTACTCCCTTAGATTTTTCAAAAACAGATTTAATAACTCCAATACCTTGTAAAGCAACGTCCAAACCTTGTTGTTGAATAGTTGCTTTTTGTTCGTTAAGTATTTTTTCAATTTCAAGTTTCTTTTCCGCTGTTTCTTTATCAAGTGCTATTTGTTTTTCCTTAGCCTCTTTGTTATTTGCGTATTGTTTTTCTTGTTCGGTTCTATTTATATTGTTTAAATTATTTAAGTGTTCAATTTCTAACGCTTCGGTGTCTTGACCAAATTTTAAAGCGTTATCTAATTTAATTTGATATGCTTCATTTTCTTTTTGTATTGCAAGTTCTTGTTCTGTTAAAAGCATATCCGTATTTGCTTTTTTAGCCGCATCAATTACGTTTAAAGAATCAAGTTCCGCTTTGTTTAATTCCGCTAATCTTTTTTGCTCTAATTGATATAATTCATCTTTTGTTAAATCAAGTTCCTTGTCGCTTTCTTTTATTTTTTCCTTAGCCTCTTTTGCACTATTAATTCTCGCTATTTTTATATCTGTTTCAGTATTTAAAATTCCTTGCTTCATTTCACCAATTGATTTTAACGTTTCTTGAATTATTTCATCGTTAATACCACCGATATTTGTTGCTCTTAAAATATCTAAATTTAATCGTGCCTCTTTAATTAATTCACGTTGGTTTGTTAACGACCTTTTAAGCTGTAACTTTTCAAGTGCTTCCGTTGATTTTCCCTGCGCCTCTAATAACTTTATTTGTCGGTCAATATTTCCCGTTTCTTCATCGTATGCTTTTTTACGTGCTTTTTTTGCTTCTTCGCGTTTAGCTAGTTCTTTATCAATACGTTTTATATTTGCCACGTGCCTTGCTGACATATCACGTTCGTTTTTCGTGTCAATAACATTAAAGTATTCAAGTGCTTTGATAGCGCCGTAAACAACGCCAATAAAAGGGAAAAATATTCCTACTAAAACTTTTATTCCCGTTCCTAAATTGTCGAAGTAATCGTAAGCTTTTATAATGTAATCTGAAACTTTTCTAACTGCTTTTGTAACGTAATCAAAATTCGCTATTAATGCACCCAATAAAACAATAAAAACTCCAATTCCAGTTGCAATTAAAGCTAATCTAAATAATTTTGTTGCTGTTGTCGCCGTTCCAATTGCTCCTGCAGCCGTTG